ATGGTTAGGTTCTGGACGGGCAAAACCACACACGAACACGTAAGAGGAACTTTTAACGAAGACCTATATAAAAGAATTTGTGAAATAAAATATAACCAGACATTATGAAAACACCGATACAAGCATTTAGAAATTTTATTGAAAATGACAGAATGCAAACAACTTATACAAAAGCACAACTTTTAGATTTAATTGATTTGCTTTTAATTGATAGAGAAAAAGCGGTAATCAGTAAAGCGTATTATGATGGATTGATTAACGGACATAGGGAAAATACAATACCAATTCACGAAACAGAACAAGAGGAAATAAAAAGATTTGGTAATGAATATTATAACGAAAAATACGGGTTATGAAATTTAAGCTAGTATATTACAGCGGGTCAAATGTTATTCACAGCTGGACGTTTGACAATAAAGCGCTATGCAACTGGAAAAAAAAGGAACTTAGGTCGCGTGGTCTTTGTTTATTAGGAAATTTTAGAATTGAAAAGGTATGAATGAAGAAGTAGTTTATTTTATCGGACGCAAAAATACGGACTTTGTGAAAATAGGTATTACTGGGAATTTAGATTCTAGATTTAAAACTATTAAAGAACAATTTAACGACATTGAATTGCTGTCTTATTACATTTGCCCAAGTAGAAAGTATTCAGCTAATCTAGAAAAGAAATTACATAATTTACTGGAACATAAACGCATTCAATTTGAGTGGTTTATTTTAAAAACAGATGAAATTTTGCTAGTTCATGATTGCATAATTAATTTTCATAAATTGAATTGCTCGCATAAATGTATTGATATGCGCGAAAGAGAACAAAATTATAATAACAGCTGTAAAATATTTATCCCAAACTGGGACAACAAACCTTATTTTTTTTAATATGAACGAAGAACTAGCTAGAGACATTTTGTACAATTATTTACAAGACAAAATAGAAAACAAAAAAGCATTACCTATCTGGGACGAAATAGTAACGACAACCTACGAAAACAACGTACTAGCTTCGTGGACATTTAGAGGCTTATTACAATACTTATATAAAATAGACGAAGAAAAATGAACGACAAAATAATAGAGTTAATCCGTGAATTTATAGATCGCGACGAACTAAACAAACCAAACAGAAAACGCCAACAGATTTACAAAAAGGCGTATTTACAACACAAACTAAAAGAATGCGGACTAACGTTTAAAGCTATAGCCGATATGTTTAATATGACACACGCTAGCGCTATTCATAACATTAAAACGCACTACATTCTAGTACAATACCACAAAAACGAATACGAAGCCTATATTTACGAATACTTAGAAACTCTAGACGGCTATAAAGTAGAACCGAAAACACGGAATTTAATAGAAGATATTAACAATTGTGCTAATTTATACCAGTTAAATAGAGTTAAACGCTGGATTCGTGAAAAAAAATACGACTTCGATGCAACTTTAATAGAGTAAATACGTTATATTTGTGAACGGGTAAGCAGACCCTAATTAAAAGAACTTATTAGAACCTCATTTGGCTAGTAGTGCTGCTTCACGAAAACCGAATGGGGTTTTTTCATTTTAAAGCAGTAAAATGGCAACAGAAAAAAATTCATTTCTCTTGTATTGTGATACAATTCACACAATAGAAAAACTTTCAGACGTAGACGCTGGGCAATTACTCAAACATATTTTAAGATATGTAAACGACAAAGACCCAGTTACAGACAATCCACTAGTAGAAATTGCTTTCGAACCGATTAGACAAAGTCTTAAACGTGATTTAGTTAAATACGAAAACATACGAACACGTAATAGTGAAAACGCAAAGAAGCGATGGAATGCGACCGCATCCGACCGCATACCAAACAATACCAAAAATGCCGATAGTGATAGTGATAGTGTAAGTGATAGTGTTATATCTAAAGATATATATAGGCGCTTCGCGCATTTGTCTATAACTAATTTAGAAGTAGAAAAGCTACTAGAAAAATATAGCATTCAAGAAATAGACGGAATACTAGACGACATACAAAATTTTAAAGGTCATAAAAAATATACTTCATTATATTTGACAGCTACTAAATGGCTAGCAAAAAACGTAAAGCCTAAACAAGAAATGATTTATGATCCATTGTATGAAAAAGCTAAAGCTCTAGGATATGTTAAAGACTAAAGGACAAGAATTAAAATACCTAATTGACTACAAAGAAGGTAAAATAAAACAAGGTTTGGGGTTAGATTGCCTACTAGACGACTTTTTAAGGTTTAAACCACGTCAGCTAAACATTATTTTAGGTCATGACAACGTAGGTAAGACGTACTGGATTAACTGGTATTTCCTTTCTTTAGCTTTAAAGCACGGAATTAGGTTTGTTATTTGGTCTGGTGAAAACCAATACGGGCAAATTTTACGCGATATGATACAAATATATAGCGGACAGCCTTTTAAAAGTCTAAACGTTTCGCAAATTACAAGCTATTCGACTTACCTAGAGCAATTCTTTGACTTTGTAGACAATTCTAAACTATACAAACCAGAAGAACTACTAGACATTTTTAAGAAGTCGGACGCGAAAGCGTGTTTAATAGACCCATATACTGGACTAGATAGGAAAATGGGTTATGAGGGGAACTACGAATTCTTAAACATGGCGCGTCAATTTGTTAACGAAACTGGAATGACTTTGTACATAAACACGCACCCGAACACAGAAAGCGGACGCGCTGGTAACTTATTCCCAGACAATCACCACTGGAAAGGACACCTTAAACCACCAATGAAAGACCACATAGAAGGCGGTAAGGCGTTTTTAAATAGATGCGACGATATGTTTGTAATACATAGACTAGTTAAACACGAAGAAATGAAGTTTGTAACGCTGGTAACAACTGAAAAAATAAAAGACACGGACACTGGCGGTAAAATAACACCGCTAAACGACTATATTTTTTGTGAATATAACAACGGACTAGGTTTTAAAATAGGCGGTATTGATCCACTTAAAAAAGAAAGACCAAAACCAGCTGAACAAACTAAGTTGACAACGTTAGGAGAAAAACTAAAAACAATAAATAAGGAATGGACATAGGACTAAAATTATTACTAGCAAAGGGTAAAATTCTTTCGATGAAATGGAGAATTAAATTGACCCGCGAAGAACTAGAGGAAAAACGACCAACTGCGAAAGCATTTATAGACGGCGCTAACGACGTAGAAACAGACCTAGACGAAGTTTATAACGTAATAGACGACCTAGAAACAGAACTGCGCATACAAGGACGCGAAATAAACCGCTGTCTACAGATTAACGGACAGCTAAAACAAAGAATAGAAGAACTAGAACACGAACTTAAATTTAAAAATGTAGATTTATGAAAGGAAAAATAAAACTAGGCGACAAAATTCAAGACATCGAAGACGGGGATTGTTATTTTGAGGGAATAGTAACGGAATTAAATAATATTGGAAATGTAAAAACATACAAAGTAACTAAGGTTATATGGAGCGGAGAAGATTTTAAAGACGATGAAAACATAGGTAAAATAATAGAACCTATTTGGTGGTATATTGAAAAAATAGAAATATGAAAGAATGGTTAGAAGTATTATTTACACCGAGTAAAGAAATACAAGAATTTAAAATGAAAATGAGAATGAAAAATATTTTGTTTATGATTGAGGAAGAAATAAGTAACGAACTAAAAAAAGAAATAAAAGAACTTAAAGAAAGAATTGAAAAACTAGAAAAACACGAAAACAATGACTAAAGAACAGAAACTAGTAGCGCTTTGCGCACTATTACCAGTAGTAGGCGACTGGATAGAAGACCTAAACGACCAGCGAATATTCACAAAGCTAGTTAAACAGCGCGCTAACATGCTTTTAACTGAAATAAGACGCATAGATAACGACGTTTTAAGCACTGGTGAACAAGAAATATTTAACCAGCAAGTAAACTTGCAGCGTGCGTTTATTCAATTCGTTTCAAAACAAATAAAACTAGACTAATGAGGTGCAAAAATTGCCGTGAAAAGTTCGAACCGATCAAATTTAACGCAAAATTCTGTTTAAAAGACGAATGTATTAAAGCCTTCGTCGAAGAAGTAAAGACGAACCAATGGAAAACAACAAAAAAACGAATGAAAGAAGACCTAAAAACATTACAAGACTGGTTAAAAGAAGCGCAAACTATTTTTAACAAGTACATAAGGCTTCGTGATATGGGTCTAGTCTGTATTTCATGCCAGCAACCGCCTAAGAAAAAAAATTGCGGGCATTATTTTTCTAGTGGGGGACATAGTAACGTTCGTTTTGACGAAGACAATTGTCACCTACAATGTGAACACTGTAATACATATTTAAGCGGTAACCTTCTTAACTATCAAATAGGAATACAAAAGAGAATCGGGGCGCAAAAGCTACTTGAACTACAAGAACGGGCGCACCTTACGAAAAAATGGACTATAGACGAACTGAAAGAAATAATAAAAACGTATAAAACAAAAGTAAGATCATTGCAATGAAAAAAATATACATAACACCAGAACAAATAGAAGAAGCTACAGACCTTTATAACTTCAAATGCCTAAAGAATTCAATAACCAAAGGCGAAAGCCAGATTTACGGCGCTATAGGTGAAGTTTTAGCTATGGAATTCCTAAGGTCTAGAGGCAAAGAGGTTAAATACGAAGGCGATTATAACTACGACTTAATTAGCAACGGCAAAAAAATAGACGTTAAGACAATCAAAACAGACAAAGAACCTAACGACGACTTTAACGCTAATATAAGCGCGTTTAATAGCAGCCAGCAAACAGACTTTTATTTATGGTGCGCGGTGTCCGTAGACATGACTTACGGCTATGTAATAGGCTACCTAGATAAAAACGAATTCTATAAAATAGCAGAACTAAAGAAAAAAGGCGAAATAGACTGGGGACAATGGACGTTTAAAAGTGACACGTACACCACGAAAATAAAAAATCTAATAAAATTTACTTAAAAAGTTTGTTTATATTCAAATATGAACTATCTTTACACAAATTAAAAACCAATTTTATGAAAAATCTATTTAAAGCGCTGGCTAATTTCCAGCAAGAAGTACCAGTAATTCACAAAGCAACGCAAGGCTACGGCTATAGCTACGCAGATTTACCGAAAATCTTTGAGGTTATCAATCCGTTACTAAAAAAACACGGACTAGGATTCACCCAGTTAATTAACGGCACTGATCTAGTTACATGCGTTTTCCATGTAGACAGCGAAGAACAAATAACAAGCACTACGGCAATCCCGCAAAACGTAGCTTTAAAAGGAATGAATGACTTTCAAGTTATGGGGTCTGCTATTACTTACGTTAGACGTTACGCTATTAGTTCAATGTTAGGACTAGTTACCGACAAAGATACGGACGCAAGCGGCGAACAAGTAAAGAAACTACCTACGATTGACGCTAAACGATTCCAGAAAGCTGTCGAAGCTATTCAGTCTGGTAATTACACACGCGAAGAACTTGAAAGTAAGTTTACTTTAACAGAAGGTCAAACCGATTTATTGAACGCTTTATGAATACTTTCAAAATTAGATGTTCTGCAATAGGTAAGATAATGACAAACCCCCGCACAAAGGGGGAATTGTTAAGCCAGACTGCTAAAACATACATAGAAGAACAAGTAATAGCGGACAAGTACGGAATTAAAAAGCAATTTTATAGCCGTTACACGGACAAAGGTATACTAGTAGAAGACGACGCTATAAATTTAGTGTCGGATGTCTTAGATTTAGGTTTTATATGGAAAAACGAAGAACATTTTAGCAATGACTGGATGACTGGAACACCCGACGTAAACACGGACAGCGTTTTATTAGATGTAAAATCTAGCTGGGACGCTACGACATTTCCGTTTTTTGCTACAGAAATTCCAACAAAGGACTATTACTACCAATTGCAAGGCTATCTAGAACTTACGGGCAAAACTGAATCTTTGCTTTGTTATTGTTTAGTTAATACACCCGCAGACATGGTAGAAGACGAAGTAAGACGCGCACACTGGAACGCTAACCTACTAGAAGAAAGTATAGACCTACGCGACGAAGTACAGAAACGACATAACTTCGACCACATACCAGATAACCGACGCGTTAAAGTCTTCAAAGTAGAAAAAGACGAACAAGTAATAGAAGCAATAAAAGAACGCGTAGAGTTATGCCGTGAATATTACAACACCTTAATTAATTTCCTATGACACCTAGAGAAAAAGCACAAGATTTAGTGTATATATATAGTAAATTTCAAAGTGGTTACGGTTATAAATATAAAGCAACACAATGTGCATTAATTGCTGTAGATGAACTATTAAAACATGAAGAATATATGATAGAAAAATTTAAATATCAATGTTCAATAAATGGGATTCGTATTATAACATCTGCAACATATTGGGAACAAGTTAAACACGAACTAAAAAAGTTATGAAACAACAAATAGAAGATAAAATAGTATTACGTGTTTTAAGCCGTTTTGCCGAACGTTCGCAAGTAGGAATAAACAAGTACAACACAACGTTAGAAAGAACCGACCTAAGCACCTTAGAATGGCTTACACATGCACAAGAAGAAGCTATGGACTTTTGTCTGTACTTGGAACGACTGAAAGACGAATTTAAAAACAAATAGATATGAAAGAAAAGAACTTAGCAATTATTTTAACGCTTTCGATAGTAGGATTAGCGTTATATGGATTTTTTAACCTTGTCGCGTGGTTATGGCGTGGCGTATTTTAGTAACAATTAAATAAATATACAATGGAAAACAAGTTAAATTCGGGTGCAATTTTTAAGAACGACAAAAAGACGAAAGACACCCACCCAGACTACAGAGGAAAAGTAAACGTAAACGGCAAAGAAATGGAAGTTGCGTTATGGGTTAAACAAGGTAAAGCTGGATCGTTCTTTTCGGCGTCATTTAGTGAACCTTACGTAGCACCAGCGCAAAGCGAACCAGTAAGCAAAGTAGAAAACGACGATTTCCCTTTTTAAGTATGGAAATAAACGACACGGAACTACGTAAAAAGTTACAAG